TTTGTTCTATCAGATTACCGTGAAAAAGAAGACGACACAGACACCGTTGGTGGTAAATAATACTTGACTTTTCAGTCAATCTGTGATATAATATAATATTAATTATGCCAAAAGTGACTTTCAAAGATAAAGATAATAACATCATCGAAACCGTAGAAGTACCAGAGAATACCTCTGTTATGGAAGCAGCAAGATTTCATTCAAAGAACGAATACATTGAAGGTATTGATGCAGTGTGTGGTGGTGGTTCTGTTTGTGGTACTTGTCATGTTCACGTTGATGAAAACTGGATAGATAAAGTCACACCAAAAGATGAAGATGACATTGAACAGGCAATTTTAGATTATGTGGACAACTATGATGACAAGCATAGTAGATTATCTTGTCAACTTATTTTATATAATGAACATGATGGAGTAGAAGTAAAAATACCTTGAACGATTTTTATAAGAACGTAATACAATATGGTAATGAACTACTTGTAAGAGGCATACAAGATGGTAAGAGTTTTGAAGATAGAATATATTTTCAACCTACCATGTATCATCAATACAAAGACAAAACAAAATACACATCATTAGATGGCAAATATCTAATACCTAAAAAGTTTAAATCAATCAAAGATGCGAAAGAGTTCATACAAAGATATACAGACCACGATGGTTTTGCTTATGGTATGGAAAGATTTAACTATCAATATATTTCTGATTACTATCCTGGTGATATTGATTACGATTTAAAAAAGATTAAAATATTTACAATCGATATTGAGGTTGCATGTGAGAAAGGTTTCCCAGATCCAGGCGATGCAGACGAAGAAGTTTTATGTATCACAATTAAGAATCACAACAATGGTAAAATAGTTGTTTGGGGTACAAATGATTTTATTGTAAAACAATCAAACGTAGAATACATTCGATGTTCATCTGAGAAACATATGTTATCAGACTTCTTATCTTTCTGGCAACAAAACTGTCCTGACATTATCACAGGTTGGAATAGTAAACTTTTTGATATGGCATATATTTGTAATCGTATTATCAATACAATGAGTGAGAGAGATGTAAAGAAATTATCACCATGGGGTATTGTTCGTAGTGATGATATTAACGTTATGGGTAGAACTCATTCTCGTTTTAGTATTCTCGGTGTATCACAACTAGATTATATGGACTTATATAAGAAACTCACAGTGAAAAACCATGAAAGTTTTAAACTTGATCATATCGCATTTGTAGAACTAGGTCAAAAGAAAGATGATAATCCATATGAAACATTTAAAGATTGGTATACTAAAGACTTTCAATCTTTTGTAGAATATAATATACAAGACGTTGAACTTGTTGATCGATTAGAACAGAAACTTAAATTAATTGAATTGTGTATCACCATGGCATATAATGCCAAAGTAAATTATGAAGACATCTATTCACAAGTTCGAACTTGGGATTGTTTAATCTATAACTATCTTCGAAAAAAGAATATTTGTGTACCTCTAAAGAAAGATAGTGATTCACAAGAACTCGTTGGTGCATATGTGAAAGACCCACAAGTTGGATTACATGAATGGGTTGTGTCTTTCGATTTAAACTCTCTATATCCACACTTGATTATGCAATATAATATTTCACCAGAAACAATTGTTAATGCAAAAAATGATTTAAGTATTGATAAGTTATTAGATAAGAAATATAATCTCACAAAACTCAAAGATAAAGATATCACAGTTGCCGCAAATGGCACAATGTATAAAACAAACGAACAAGGTTTTCTACCAGAGATTATACAAAAAGAATATAATGATCGTGTGAAGTATAAGAAGTTGATGATTCAGGCACAACAAGAATATCAAAAGACAAAGAACAAAAAATTATTAGATGATATTGCCAAGTATCATATCATTCAGTTTTCAAAAAAGATATCTCTAAACAGTGCTTATGGTGCGATTGGTAATCAATACTTCAGACATTATGATCATCGAATGGCAGAGGCAATCACAACATCTGGTCAATTATCTATTCGTTGGATAGAAAAAAAGATGAATGAGTATTTAAATAAACTAATCAAAACAAAAGACAAAGATTATATCATTGCTTCAGATACAGATTCAATCTACATTAACATGTCTGGTCTTGTAGAAAAGATTGGCAGTAATTTAGATAAAACAAAAGTAGTCAAGGCATTAGATAAATTTTGTGAAGAAAAGATCGAACCATATATTGATAAGTGTTATGCTGAACTGGCAGATTACATGAACGCATACGAACAAAAGATGCAAATGGCAAGAGAAGTTATTGCAGACAAAGGTATCTGGACTGCCAAGAAAAGATATATTCTGAATGTTCATAATTCCGAAGGTGTTCAATATGCAGAACCACAATTAAAAATGATGGGTATTGAAGCAGTTAAATCATCTACCCCGATGGTCTGTCGTGCCAAAATTAAAGAAGCATTGAATATTATTATGACACAATCAGAAAATGAATTAAGAACATTTGTTAATGATTTTCGAACAGAGTTTGAACATCTATCACCAGAACAGATTGCATTTCCAAGAGGTGTCAAAGGTCTTAAAAAGTATGCAGACAGTAATTCTATTTTTAGAAAGTCCACACCAATGCATGTCAAAGGTGCATTAATCTATAATCATCTTATTAAAGAAAAGAAACTACACACAAGATTTACTTATATCAATGAAGGTGATAAGATCAAATATGTTTTATTAAGAAAACCCAATGCATATCAAACAAATGTAATATCGTTTATGACTAAATTACCACCACAGTTTAACTTTCATGCCTTGATTGATTATGAAACACAGTTTCAAAAGTCATTCTTTGAACCATTAAGATTTATACTTGATGCAATTAATTGGCAAGTAGATGCCAGTGGTATGAATACAATAGAAAGTTTCTTCTCGTAATGACAAGATTTGTTCCTCCACCAAATAAACCAGATAAAGATTTAGTAATGACACCTGAAAGTCTTGCCATTGATATCATAAAACATTATAAACCTACAGGAAAAATATTAGATCCAAGTAGAGGTGAGGGTGCTTTTTATAATAACTTTGATACAGATAATAAAGATTGGTGTGAATTAAGTGAAGGTAAAGACTTCTTTGATTATGATAAAAAGGTAGATTGGATAATAACTAATCCACCATGGTCATTGATGAGAAAATTTTTAGATCATGCTATGAAGATTGCTGATAATATTGTTTTTCTAACTACAGTAAATCACTATACAACAAAAAGAAGAATTAATGATATGCGAAAAACTAATTTTAGTATAAAAGAAATATATTGTGTTGAATTACCTAAACCCAATAATTGGACACCCACAGGTTTTCAATTGGGTGCAGTTCATACACAAAAAGATTATAAGGGCGATATTAAAATGTCGTATCAATCATAATGTTTGATTTTACATCATATCTTAACGAAGACAAATTACCTATAATGAATCGAACACAGTTTGAATCTGTGACTGAACAGATAGGTAAAGAACAATTTAGATTAGACTTGGCAGAATATATTGCCACAGAAAGACCACCATTTCCATTTAAGAATTATACCAGAGAAAGAATGGTTGATAACTTTCTTAAATTAAAATCATTTGATACATCAATAAATTTAACACCTAAAGATAAGTTAGAAAGAAAAGTATTTGAAAAATATGATGACTATGAACACAACTTTGATAAGTATGGTCTTGGTTTGATTGATTGTTCAAACACTTATAATATTTGTTCTAATTATTTCCATGAACAATTAAGACTAAGATGTCCGTGTTATAGTTTTGAAGGTCCTGCTGAAGTATGGGAAAAGGGCAATGCAAAAGAAGTGTGGAGTATTCTTGGTGCATTGTGGCGTGGTATATCAAGTAAAACTTTAGATCATTCTAATTATCTTGGTGCAATACGTCTTGGCACTTATATCGCAACACAATTTAAACCAGTTGTTGCAAAAGCAGTTTACGATATGACTAATGCAGAAAGAGTATTAGATACAAGTTGTGGTTGGGGTGATAGACTTGCTGGTTTCTATTCAAGTAATGCAAAAGAATATATTGGTTGTGATCCAAATCCAAGCACGTTTGAAGTTTATAAAAAACAATGTATCGAATATGAAAAGATTTTAGGTAATAGTAATCCAAAAATATTTGAAGTA